GCCGGGCCGCCATCAAGCGTCTGGCCCCCGCCGAGGAGAAGGATGCCCTGGGACAGTACCCCGTGTTGGAGAAGACGGTGGCTGTCGTGTGGTGTGGGGTGACCCCCCAGACCGGGAGCCTGCTGACTGGCCGGCCGGCGGAAACCGTGCTCTCCCGGACCACCCACAAGGTAACCATCCGTTACCGGCCTGGGATCACAGCGGATATGTGGCTGGAGATCGGCGGCGAACCCTATGACATTCTGTATATTCTGGACCCCTATCTCCGGCATGAAACGCTGGAACTGTTCTGCGAGGTGAGAGGCGATGGCAGAAGCAACGTTTAATTCCAAAGATTTGGAAGAGCTGGCTCAAAACATGTACCGCACAGCGGAGAAGCTGTATCCGAAGGAGGTCAAACGATTCCTCCAAAAAGAGGGGAACAAAGGGGCCGGTATCCTACGAAAAAAGACCCGGGCTGCCACCAAAAAGAAGACGGGCAATCTGATCCGCGGCATTAAGCGAGGTTCGGTCTATCAATATAAGGGCAGCTATCAGGTCCGGGTGAAGAACAATGCGCCCCATGCCCATCTCATTGAGTATGGACATGTCCTCTGGGTGAATGGAACCCAAACAGAGAAGTTCGTCCCTGGAAAGTACCCGTTGAAGAAAGCCGCGCCGGAGATCGCCGCCACCCTCACGGGAGACGTGGATGGTTTCGTGGATGATTTGATCTCGAAAGGATTTGGCCTATGACGGACATTGTTGATGTAATCCGGGCGGTTTCGGAGCTGGTGGAGCGGGTCTTCGGGGCTCCTCCCATCACCAAGGACATCACAGAGGGCTTTGATCGTCCCTGTACCTACGTGCAGCCCACGCTGATGCAGACATCCTTAGAGGGCGGTCTGCGGCACGATAGTTACTCCATTGAGATCATCCGGTTTGGCCCCCGTACCCGGGACGGTTGGTTGGGCCTGCTGGAGGCCCAGGCATCCCTGGCAGAGACGCTGGAAAATCCCATCCCCATCAGTAGCACATTCTTTCTCTACCCAGAGGAAGTGGACTTTGATCTGAGACGGAATGAAATGACGTTGATTACTTCATTTGATGTGGATATTTTCCAGATACGGCCGGAAATAGACGTGACAAAGGAGTTCATGGAAGAACTTACCATAAGAAAGGACTGAGACAATGGGATTACCCACAATTACCGTGGAATTCAAGAAACTGGCGGCCACCGCCACCAACCGTTCCACCAGGGGCATTTTGGCGGTCATCCTTCAGGATGACACCGCGGAATGGACCCACAAAACCTACACCGCGTTGGAGGAGGTTTCCGAAGCGGAGTTCACTGCGGCGAACTACAAAGCGCTGTCCCGGGCCTTTTTGGCTGGCCCCTGGCAGGTAACAGTGGTTCGTGTCGGTGGGGAGGGTTCTATGACAGATGCCCAAACCATTTTGGACAACCTGGCCTACAACTGGGTCTGCGCGGTGCCCACGGCCTTCCAGGCGGGGCTTGTGACGTATATCAAAGGAATCAACACGCCCCGCCGGGTCCGCAAGGCAAAGGCCCTGGTGGCTGCGCAGAAATCCGCAGATGATATGCACATCGTCAGCGTGGCCAACACGAAGGTCACCCCAAAAGGGGAAGCTGCGGCCATTGATATTCACCAATACCTCCCCCGGATCGCTGGGGTTCTGGCGGCCTGCCCCATGGACCAGAGTGTAACGTATGCCGTTCTGGACGACCTTACCGGGGTGGAGCCTGTGGCCGATCTGGATGCTGCCATTGACGGCGGCAGCCTGTGCCTGTTCCAGGACGATGATGTCATCCGCGTTGCCCGGGGTGTAAATACTCTCCAGACCATCACCGGGGACCTTACGGAAGATATGAAGAAAATCACAGTGGTGGAAGCCATGGACCTGATTCAGGAGGATATCATCCGAACCTTTAAGACGTATTACCTGGGCAAGAAAAAGAACACGGCGGACAACCAGGCCCTCTTTGTCTCTGATATCTCCACCTATTTGCAAACCCTGGCGGAGGAGGATGTCATTGACCGGGAGAGCGGGATCTCTGTGGCGGTGGATGTGGCCGCCATGCGGGTGGCTTGGGAAGGGGCGGGAACCTCTACCGCGGAACTCAGTGACGCTCAGGTCAAAAAGAAGACCTTCCGTTCCCAGGTCTTTGTGGCGGCCCAGGCCCATGTGCTGGACGCCATGGAAGACATGAAGATGGTCTTTACCATGGGCTGAGAGGAGGCGCAGCATGGGAAAATTCAATAGCAATAAAGTAATCCGCGGGACCTCTGGCCGGGCCTGGGTGGATGGGGACCTGATGGCCAATGTGAAAAGTTTTGAGGCCAAAGCCACCATTGACTATGAAGATTTGGACATCAACGGCGATTTTGGTCAAAAGAAGCGGTATATGGGGTATTCCATCGCCGGGACCATGACGCTGCACAAATTCGACAGTTACATCCTGAAAAAATACCAGACCGCGATTATGAGCGGGGACCTGCCGGAGATGAAAATTGTCGCTTCCCTGGCAGACCCCCAGAGTGACGGGACCCAGCGGGTGGCGCTGTATGATGTGCATCTGGATGAGATCACCTTATTACAGTTTGAGAACAAGACTGTCCTGGAGGAAGAGGTCCCCTTTACCGCGGGGTCCTTTGAATTCCTGGACCTGATTGAGTAAAGGAGGATTTTTATGGCGGTTTTAACCATTGAGGAACTGCTGGCACGAAAAGAGCAGCAGGCCCAGAAAGGCAAACCTGTGAGCAAGTCGGTCTTTATCCCTGGACTGGGCGGCGAGGTGGAGGTCGTCCCCATGGACCCCAGCAAGTTTTTGGAGTATTCGTTTCAGCTGGGCAATAGCAACGGCGATGGCGCGGCCATGCTGGATGCCCAGTGCGCCATGATCTACGCCTGCTGTCCTCTCTTCCATGACCGGCAGCTGCAAGATGCCTACGGGTGCCAAGAACCCCACGAGGTGATTGCAAAGGTGTTTGGATACGATTTGGACGGTATGAATGCGCTGACGGAAGCAATCACTTCTTTTTACAGTGCCCCAGAGGAAGAAGTAAAAAACTAATCCGGGGCGATGCGGACCTGGCTACCATCGCCCACTTTGTAACCCAGGGATATCCCCTGCGGGAGTTGGTCAGCCTGCGGCCCATGGAGCTGGCCTTCCTCCGCTGTGCTTGGATGCTGGAATTAGAATATGTCGAGGAGGCTTTCACCCGTGGCAACAAAAACCGTTAATATTCTGTTGAAGATGAACGATCAGTTCACTTCCAAATTGGTGAAGGCCGGAAAGGTGACCAAAGAGCAGAAGCGGGCCATGGACAAATGTGCCAGCTCCGCCATGCGATTTTCTAAAACGGTGCAAACGGGCTTTACCAGTGTGGTCAAAAACATCGGGAAAGCCGGCGCCGCCCTGGCTGGTTTTTCCTTTGCCGGTTTGACCGCTGGATTTGTCGCCTTGGGAGATGCGACAGAGGAGTACCGCAAGGCCATGGGGAAGCTCAACACCGCGTATCAAGCGGCAGGATACAGCGCGGCGGCGGCCCAGACGAGTTATAAAGAATTTTATAAAATTCTGGGGGACACCGATACCGCCACAGAGGCCAGCCAGCTGCTGGCAAAGCTGAGCAAAAGCGAGGCTGACGTGACCAAGTGGACCCGGATTGCCGCGGGGGTTTCTGGCACCTTTGGAGACGCTCTGCCCATTGAGGGACTGATTGAATCCGCCAACGAAACCGCGAAGGTGGGAAAGGTGACGGGCGTCCTGGCCGACGCGCTCAACTGGGCCGGAATCAGCGAGGACCGTTTTAACCAGAAGCTGGTGGCAGCTGGGAATGAGGGAACCCGGAACACACTAATCATGGAGACTCTGGGCGCTACCTACGAAAAGGCTGCCGACGCTTTTTACGCCAATAACAAGGCCCTGGTTCAGTCACGAGCCAACCAGGTGGCCATGCAGAAGGTGACCGGCGCCCTGGGCGAGGCCAGTGTCATTGCAAAAAATAAACTGTTCGAGTTGGCCGGGGCTACTGAGGAGGGCGGGGTCAGAAGCGGGTCCGCCCTGGCTTGGATCATGGAAAAGGCGGAGGCATTCAAAGCAAAGCTGGAGAGCCTTGATGTCAGTCAGTTTGCCCCGAAAGTGACGCAGGCGTTGACCCAGATTCAAAATGGCGTTTCCACAGTATGGGGGTATATCCAGCCGGTTCTGTCCTATATCGTACAGAACGCCGGAACGATGATCCCTTTGATTTTTAAGATCGTGACAGCTGTCTCTGCCCTCTCTGTTATCGCAAGCATTGCCACGAATATCATCTCATTCGTGAGCGCGGCGAAAACAGCCATCACAGTAATCAAGGGGGTTGGCGGCGCAATTACAGCTCTGACCGGAGGCCCGGCGACGCTGATTATGACGGCAATCTCTCTGCTGGTTGTTGGGTTTGTGTCTTTGTACAACAACAGTGAGACCTTCCGAAACGCCATCAATAAGCTGGGCAATGGGATCAAAACGGTTTTTACGGCGGTCAAGGATGCTGTCGTCTCCCTTAAGGACAAGTTTATCTCCGCCTTTGAGACCATCCGAAAAAAGGTCTCCAGTATTGTGGAAAAGATCAAGGGATTTTTGCAGCCTTTGGTGGACTTGTTCAACAAAGTGAAAGATGGGGTTGCCAGTATAGGGGGCAAAATCAAGGGATTCTTTGTGGGTGACGCCAGTGGTCATGCCACCGGCACCCCATACTTCCCAGGCGGTCCCACCCGGATCAATGAGGGCGGCCGGGGAGAAATTGTGGACTTGCCCAACGGGACCCGGATTATTCCCCATGATGTGGCAAAGAAGTCCCAGGGCGGTACCTCCATCGTGGTTCACGTTACCGTGCAGGGAAACGTGATCGGAAACCGCCAGTATATGGAACAGACGGGCGCGTATATCGCCAAGAAAATCATGGCTGCACAGGGGGTTGTGTAATGGATTTTATCCTGTCCTATAACAATAATGAGATGGTAATGCCCTTCCCGGTGGTCCCCAATGGGGGGATCTCCTTAACCCGAGACCAGGACAATATCACCTTTGACGGGGTCAACTATGAGCTACAAGCCATCGGAACCATGAACCTGGCCTCTTTTGAGCTGTCCAGCATTTTCCCCAACCGGCCCTATCCGTGGCTGCGCCCCGGGTCTGTGGCGGATGGGTGGGCCTATGTGCGGACCATTGAGGCGGCCCGCCTGCGGCGGATTCCCTTCCGGGCCATCCATCTGGACAACGATGGGACCGAACTGTTCAATCTCCCGGTGACGGTGGACTCCTTTGAATATGGACGGGATCAGGCCGGGGACGTGGCCTACACCCTCTCCTGCAAAGAGTATCGGTTTGCCATCCCGGTGGACCTGGAGGAGCTGGCGAAGCCGGCAGATGCCAAGGGAGAGGCAACCCAGACGGAATCACAGCGGCAGGAAAATACGGGGACCTCTCCCGAGGGCAGTTATCAAAAGAAGTACGACAGCGATGACGCTGTGATGATGGCCCGGACCATGTGGAACGAATCCCGGGGTATCCAGAGCAAAACGGAGATTGCCTGCATTGGGTGGACGGCGCTGAACCGGGTGGACGCCGGGGCCGCGGCGGGGTTCCGGGATACCCTTTCAGGGGTGCTGACCCAGGCAAATCAATTTGCCTACACCGCCAGCGCCCCCACCACCAGCGACTATGGCTATAACCTGGTGGAGCTGGCCACGGATGTGCTGGACCGGTGGAGCCGGGAAAAGGCGGGGCAGACCAATGTGGGCCGGGTTCTTCCCAAGGCTTACAAGTGGTACGCCGGAGACGGAAAGCACAACTATTTCCGAAACCAATACCAGGGCGGGACCCGGTGGAATTACAGTCTGCCCTCCCCTTATGAGAACTGAGGTGACGGCGTATGGCAACGCAAGTGGAGCAGGCGGTGGCCTGGGCCAAGAAAAAACTGGGCGTTACCATGTACAAGGGAAAATGCCAGGCATTTGTGGCGGATTGCTATGCCTATGGCGCTGGGATGACCCGGCGCTCTGCCAGCAGCGCGAAAGTCGCCCGGAACCTTTGGCGGGTGAGTACCAGTCAGTCCAATATCCCTGTGGGCGCCGCGGTCTATTTTGACAGCCCTACCTCCCCGCAGTATGGCCATGTGGGCCTTCACATTGGGAATAACCAGGTAATCCATGCCTTTGGAACCGTAAAGCAAATGAGTGTGTCCGCCATTATCGGGTGCGGCTATGCCTGGCAGGGCTGGGGTTGGAACGGCGGCGTCAAGCCCACCGGGGCGGGCACCACTGTCCCGGCGGGGACTTCGGACGGGGGGACAGAGAATGCCTCCCAAGGCGAGTCCGTGATCCACATCCCCCAGACCGAAAAGGTCTACACTGTCTATGAGCAGGACACCCCGTATAAGCTGCCGGATGTCTATGCGTATCAGTGGCAGTCCTATGAGAAGAAAACGGTGCTGGACATCTCGGACCGGGTGGGCAGTCCCTCTCTCTCCGACGATTCTGACAGTGTATGCCTGGAGCTGACCTTTCAGGTGCTGCAAGCCACTGGGGAGAAGTATTTTAAGCCCCTGGAAATCCGGCCGGGAGATTATGTCTCCGTGGTAAACACCAACAGCAAGGAATGCGTCTTCACCGGGCAGGTACAGGCGGTGAGTGGGTCCTATCGGGAATCCCTCTCTGTCACCTGCCATGACAACGGGCGTCTGCTGACCACCAATGACGTTATCATCCAGTTTGACAACGTGGCGGCCAAGACTGCGATTGCCCAACTGGCCGCCAAGGTAGGGATTCCAAGTCTTTCCTGCCCGGACTTAATCAGCAGCGTTTATTCCCTGGAGAAAAACAACGCAGCTACCATTGTCCAGGACATTTTGGAGACGGTGACCGCAGAAAACGGGGTGACCTACTTCCCGCGGATGATGGGAAACACCCTGGTGATCCGGTCTTACGGAGACACCTGTGTCCGGGGATTCTGCCGCCAGGAAGAAAACCTGGCCCCCTTTGATGTGATGACGGAGTGTGACGCCCCCCAGGTGGGCTGGGATATCAATGACCTAAAAAATGAAATCGTGGTATACAGTGAGTCGGATAACTCCGCCACGGTACAGGCCAGGGCGGAGGATGCAGCCGCTGTGCGGCGATACGGACGACGTGTGGGCCTGGTGACCTTCTCCGACCAAGACACGGTGACCGCGTCTGCCAAGGCCCAAAACACGTTACGAGAGAAAAGTGTGGTCAAAGAGACGTTTTCCTTGACTACCTATGGCAGTGACCGGATTGTGGCCGGGGTACGGATGAAGGTGGACCTGGCGGAGATCCGGGGGGAATTCTGGGTGACCGCAGTGACCCACGATCTGGGACCGCCCCATAGGATGACTCTGACCATGAGGAGGGCTGAGTGATGAGCTGGGAGCATGCCATCGCCCGGGAATTGAAAAAACGGGACAATCCAGTGTATTATGCCTGGTTTTCCGGGGAGGTGACCTCCCCGGTCCAAACCACAGATGAGGAGGGCCACGTGAATTACTCCGGGCCGACGATTGTCTCTTGCTTCGACGGGGCAGTCCAGCTCCGGGCAGACCGGCTCCAGCAGCTCCCTGGGGCCGAGCCTTACCACGCCGGACAGCGGGTTGCCCTGCTGGGGCATCCCTTTGCCAAAGAGCCGGGCAGTCAGAAAATTTTGATTTTAGGAGTGGTCACGGATGTTATTTAATCAGACGGAAGAACAACGCCAAGAGATGACCGCCCAAGACGATGGGGTACTTGGCGTCTCCTTTGCCTTTGACTGGAAGGCCGGGCATTATGAAATGGCGGCGGGTTCCCCGGTGGAGATCAGCGGGACAAGGGCGGCCCAGGCATGGCTGCAACAGGTGCTGCGGACCAAACGGGAACGGTATTCCATTTACCCAACAGACTTTGGCGCGCCGGCCCAGACCCTGGTCGGGCAAAAGTATCCCAAGGGCTTTCTCCTGTCAGAGCTGCGGCGGCAGCTGGCAGAGAGCGCGGCTTACTGCCCGGCCATCCAAGACGTGGGCGACCTAAAGCAGGAGGGAGACGCCATCACGGGGACGGTCTCTCTGACAACCCCTTCCGGGGAGCGGCAGGAGGTGTTCTATTTTGGCCCTTGACTTAGCAGAGATTCATCAGCAGATGCTGGATGGGATCGGCGAACGATACCAGAAAACCACAGGCTTCCCGGCCTATGACTTTACCCGGGCATTTGCCATCGCGGTGCTGTCCCTGGACAGTGACATCGCCGTTGCCGAGGAGAAGCTGGACCTGGAAAATCTGTCTGGGACAGAGTTGGACACGTTCATCCGGCAGCACAGAGGCCTTTCCCGAAAATACGCCACCTATGCCACAGCCACCCTGCGGGTGGTCACCGGCGGTGGAGACATCCAGGCGGGGAACCTGTTCTCCACGGCGTCCGGCGTAGAGTTTTACGCTATCCAGGATGGGACATACACGGCGGGGGACACCTTTTCTGTACGCGCCTATGTCGGTGGAGAATCTGGCAATGTGGGCCCCAACACGATCACCTATATGCCAGTCACCATTGCAGGCATTGGCGCGGTGACCAACGACGAAGCTGCCACAGGGGGCTATGACGCGGAGAGCGATGAGGAGTTCCGGGCCCGTTATTACAATGACCTGCAAAATCCAAACAACGGCAGCAACCAGCAGGCCTACATCGCCTGGGCCATGTCGGTGCCCGGTGTGGGCCGGGTTCGGATTTTCCCCCAGGCATTGGGCGCGAATACCGTGGAAGTCTGTCTTGTGGACCCCAATATGGAGCCTGCCGGCAGTGAAGTAATCCAAGCGGTACAGGCACTGATTGATCCCAACAAAAATGGCGATGGCAGCGGGGAGGCCCCCATTGGAGCGGTGTGTACAGTGACCACGGCGGAACGCCTGGAGATTGCAGTGAGCGCGTCTGTCACCATCGCGGAAGAGGCAGAACTTGGCGCAGTAACGGAGGCGGTAAAGGCCAACTTGACCGATTATCTTCGGGAAATTGCCTTTGCAAAAGGGGTTAGCTATGTCAGCTATGCCCAGATCACCAGCCGGATCAATGCCACGGAAGGGGTCCTGGATCACAAGGATTTGACGGTGAATGGAGGGACCTCTAATGTCCCTCTGGAGGACCGTCAAACCCCTGTGCTGGGGGAGGTGCATCTGACTTGACCGTCAAAGAATTCGCCTTGCGGCAGCTCCATTGGATGGTGCAGAGCGATCCGTGGGTACAGGAAATCTTCCTGGCCGGTGGGGAGAGTTTGGATCAGCTGGCGGAACGAATCCTGGCCGTTTCCCGCTTTGACAACTTTGCGCTGCTGAACAGGGCCCAAGTCGAATATTATGAAAAAATCCTTGGCCTCCCCCAAGACGACAACAAATCCTTGGATGACCGGCGGGCAGCAATCCAGGCCGCCTGGCAGGCGGCGCAGAAGCCCAGCTTGGCAACCGTTCAGGCGATTTGCGACAACTGGAAGACCGGCGGAATCATCGCCAGCTACACGCCCGGGGTCATCCTACTTCGGTTCTTAGGGAGTCCAGGCGTCCCAGAGGGAATCGAAACCCTAAAAGAGGCCCTGGAGCGAACGGTCCCGGCGCATTTGGTGCTTAATTACGCATTCCAATACCTTTTAATCCGTGAAGTCCACGAAAAAATGACCTTGGCACAGTTGGCGGAAACGCCGCTGAATCACTTTGCAGGAGGCTAACCCATGGCAAGTTATACACCCAATTTAGATCTATTGAAGAAGTCTCCGGTAACAGACGGAGATGACATGTTTAATGTAGAAACGATGCTCAATGAGAACTGGGATCGAATTGACCGAGGCGTTGGCGACTACACCGCCCCGGCCCAAAAGATGGGACTGACAGGGGACCTCAGTGTTGGGGCTTCCCTTGGCGTGCTTGCAAACATCGGCAATGTCCATGTGTGGAGGAAGACGGTGACTACGGAGGAGGAGGTCCCGGCGGGGTACAAATTAGTGGATGACAATACAGATAGGACATTAGACGATGTACCCAATGCACTCATCAATTTAGGAAATTCGAATCAACGTACTGCATACATCAATTGCGCTGACTCTATAACAGTGGATGATGGCGGCGGAATTTCACTCAATTCTGCAACAACACATTATCAAGCAAACGACGCGCTAAATGCTGCATCATGGCTTAGGGGTAAATATATAAAACTATACTATATAAATGACTTTGGAAACTGGTTTGGCCCTCCGGCCTTAGACCAAAATAAAACATATTATGTACCTAATGATGCGCAAATTAGTGTTAACTCGGCGACCATCATTGTGGATAAATTACAGCGTGTTGACGCTTACCCCCTCACTCCCCCTGGCACCCACATCACCTACCTAACCTCCACAAACCGCAATGCCTACCAGGAGGGAGACAACGAGGTTCCGGCTAAATATGAGTTGGGACCAATTATAGAAGAAAGTTATAAAGTTGTTGGACTTTCTTCTGGTCAGAATCAGGAATCGTATAGATACGGAGATACTCCGCAAGTTTCCATAGATGGTGTTATTTTGCCAGATTCCTTGAAAAATGGTATCACACTGTATTGTACTGCTGAAAGTGCTAATACAGCGAATTCAACTTTACGAGGTAAATTTTTAATAAGACCTGGTTCTTTTTCGAATGCGAATTTCCCAGTAAATAAGGTTGTATTTATTCCTCTTGATGCACTTTTTACTTATAACGAAGGCGGAGATTACTATTTATATCTGGATAAATACCAAGAAGTTATTGGTGTGCCCGGCGTTCCTGCTAATACTTCCATTGAGTATCTGGGGGTGTTGGGGGAGAAATCTAAGATACAGGTGCTCTCCTATGTAGGAACAGGGACATCCGGGGAAGCTAACGCTTGCTCAGTTACTGCGAGTTTCCCGATTGAGGTATTATTCTCTTTGGGGGCTACTGGGATAATTTTTAGTGACCCAGACGCCCCAGGTATATTAAACGGTGATTGGGGTACCAACGCGAATGGCGTGATGTTCGGTAAATACCTGACAACAACTTTTGCCGAACACATGGGATTTAATGAAGGTACTGGGACGTCCCTTGGGAAAAAGTCTGCGGACGGAAAAACGTTCTATTGGTACAATAAAACTTTCTCTGTAACAAACGTTTCTGGCCGTTTGTATTATTTTCTTGCACTTGGATAAAGGAGGTAACCCATGTATTACATTAACCCAACCCCCAACGAATCTGGCAACCACGGCAACCCCATGGGACAACCTTTTCCAAACTGTGTGACCCTACCTGACGATCTCCTGAGCCCCTATCTTGCGGCAAAGGGGTTTGTGACCCTGACCGTGGAAAAGGGCGCTGTGACAAGCCTGGAGACCAACCAGGAGGCGCTGGACGCCTATGAAGCAGACCACCCCGACCTCCCGCCGGAAGATCCGGAGGAACCCGTTACCTGGGCCGCCATGGCGGCAGCAATTCGAGAAGGAGTGAATGACGTTGACTGAAAAAGAGTTTGTTTTGGATACCTTGCGCCGGGCGGGGAAGTCTGCCGCAGTCAACTTGCAAGCAGAATCCCCCTCCATGACCGGCACGGAACTCTGTGCCGCAGAGGAGTATATCCCAGACTTCCAGGCGGCCAGAACTGCCAAAAACATGCTGGAGCGCAAGGCAGGCCAGAAAGATGGCTTTGTCTGCCGGTCCAGCGCCGGGCGGGTGGTTTGTCTCCTCCAGGTCTACGACAGTGAAATCTACCCCCAGGAACCGGAGGAACTGCCCGCCCAGTGGGGATTTGTCTGGTCCACCGACCCGGACAAGGCGCTGCCCTTCCTCTCCCTCTCCACGTCCCCCTACGCCAAAGGGGACTGCTGCACCGCTGGTGGCAAAACCTGGCGCAGCAAGATCGACACCAACACCTGGTCCCCGGAGACGAATCCGGAGTTTTGGGAAGAAGTGAAAAAATAAAATGCTGCCCCACGGATGGGACAGCAAAAATTGACAATCTGCGGCGCGGCATGGTATGATGGACCTACCCCGAAAGGGGGCAGAAAGAGGCGCTGCGCAAAACGGCAGGCGGTTTAGCCACACCCTCCGAGAGGAGGTGAGGCCATGCCCATTACGATTACGTTACATATCTTTGGATATACCGTAACGATTCGCATTAAAGGCAGAAACCGCCACTCGGCCAAGTGACGGTTTCAAGGCTTTTGCTTTGATCTCTTAACTTGCACGGGCTAAACCGCTTGTAGCAGTGCCCTTTCTGTTTCCATTATACCATCCCGCCCCGGTTTGTCAAGAGAACAGGCCGGGGCTTTGCTGTGCCTGTAACGAACAGGAGAAATAGATATGGAGCAGCTTTTTACACTGGCGGGCGTTGCCTTGGGGTCCAGCGGCTTATCTGCGATTGTCGTTGCGATCCTCAATCACCATTGGGCCAAGAAAAAGAATTCGTCCGGGAAACTGGATGCGCTTGTGGAAGCACAAAAGGTATTGATGATCGATCGGGTACGATATCTCGGCTCCTCCTACATCCATGACGGGGAAATTGCCTTGGAGGATAAGGAGAATCTTGCTGAGATGTATCAAGCATACAAAGCACTGGGGGGAAACGGACATCTATCTACCGTTATGGCGGAGGTGGAACGGCTCCCCGTGGCAGAAAAGAGGTGAGAGAGATGAACGAGAAATGGAAAGCCTGGTGGAAAGCAGCAGGAATCCGTGCAATCAAGACCATGGCAGAAACCGCCATTGCCACGATTGGGGCGGCAGCGGTGCTTTCTGCGGTGGAATGGCCGGTGGTTCTGTCAGCCACCATACTGTCCGGCATACTGTCCTTGCTGGTTAGTATCAAGGGCCTGCCGGAAGTTGAGAAAGAAACTGCAAACAAAAACTAAAGACAAAGAAGGAGAATTCGTATGGCAAATCGTTTTTATGCGAATCGCATGGCAATCAAGGCTATCAGCGAGAAAGAGGGCGTAGATGTAGATATCGCCTCCCGCATGTATGCGCAGCAGCAGGGCTGGACCGGCTGGGAAAAGGAAATGGACGAATGGAATGATATTCAGCGTTCCTACATGAAGTCTAAGACAAAGACACTGGCAGACCTTTTTAAGTAAAAGGGGGATTCCTATGGAAGAAAAGAATGCTCCTCTGTCTGTTGTACATCCAGAAGATGATATTCCAGAATCTATGCTGGACGAGATGACCAACGGAAAAGGGGAAGATAAAGATGAGTAACAGCCCTCTTGTGACCTACACCAAATTATCCCCCAACCATTCCGGGCGGCGCAACCACGTAATCGACACCGTTTCCGTTCACTGCATGGCAGGCAATGCCAGCGTAGAGACTTGCGGGGCATTGTTTGCTGACCCGTCTCGTAAAGCCAGCGGCAATTATGGGATTGGAAGCGACGGACGGATTGCCCTGTATGTGGAGGAGGCCAACCGGTCCTGGTGTACCTCCAATGCCGCCAACGACCATCGGGCCATCACCATTGAGGTGGCCAACAATGGCGGGGTGCCGGATTGGCCGGTGTCAGACAAAGCCTACGCCGCATTGCTGGACCTATTGACGGATATCTGCCGGAGAAATGGGATCAAGAAACTGCTGTGGAAAGGGGATAAATCCCTGATCGGCCAGGTGGACAAGCAGAATATGACGGTTCACCGGTGGTTCGCCGCCAAGGCCTGCCCGGGGGATTATCTGTATAACCGGCACGGAGAGATTGCCGCCGAGGTCAACCGGCGGCTGGAAGGAGAGGAGGAGCCCATGGATATTGCAAAGTTGATCTCTGAAATGACCAACGAACAAGCCTACCAGCTCATGCAGAAAGCAGAGCTCCACGCGAAGACGCTGTCTGAGCCTGCCTGGTCCCAACAGGAGGGACATTGGGCAAAGGCTGTGGCAAATGGCATCGTGGATGGTACAAGCCCGGAGCGCCCTGCTAAAAGAGATGAGATGATTGCTATCCTTGGTCGCTTAGGCTTGCTGTAAAAGGAGGGCGGTTGTCTCTGTCTCGTTACATTTACAGCATAGAGCAACTAAACTCTATGGAAAAATGTGAGTGGCTAACAGATAGAGAAAAAGCCATATTTAATTTATTTTATCGTCGTGGGTGGCAGATTGAAGCCATTGCGGCAGAGATGGATGTCTCAAGAGGAACAATAAATAATGTCCTTCGGCACATCCGGGAGAAAACAGAACAATCTTTTTACTGCGGGGAGTGATTCCCCGCAGTTTTTTTGTATTTAATTTGTCCTTAATTTGGATTTCATTTGGACAGGCGGAACACGCTTTTTTGTTACTATAAATGCAAAGGAACAAGGAGGGTTTTTTGATGTTTGGTTTTAATCCCTATTCTCCTTATGGAATGCTGCCTGAGACGATGCCCCAGCAAGGAGTGTTGGGGCAATATCCCCAAAACATGCGGCAGCCCGCTCAAGGCCAGCAGGCGGGCCCTGGATGGGTTACAGTGCCCACTGTCAAGGATATTGCAAATGTGAGCGTCCAGCCGGGTGTTAAAGCCTGGATCATGGCTCAAAATGATGCTGTGTTTGCAGTACGGTCCGCAGACCAAATGGGTGTGACCACGACAGAATACTATCGCTTTGAGCGATATGACCCGGATGTGGAGGCACGTGTAAATCGAACAGAAGAATTTGTCACACGCAAAGAGTTTGACAAACTTGTGGACAGTTTGGGAGGTATTTTGGACGAATGAACCCTTTGATGCAACAACTTTCTGGAGAAACTTTGCAAGAAAGCCCTGAAACGCTGGTTAAGAATCTTATGGGAATTCTGCGTGGGAACGATCCCCAGAAAGTCATTCAGATGATGGCAAAAAGGAATCCTCAATTTGCCCAATTTATGCGAGAGTGTGAAGGGAAAACGCCTGAGCAGGTAGCAAGTTCACATGGGTTGGATTTGAAAAAAATTAAGAAAATGCTTTGATTACATTTGAGATGGCGCCTCTCTTTGTAAAATAAAATTCAAGGAGTAGTATTATGGACAATATGTCTCTTTCTGACATTGCGGCTGTGACCCGTAATGTTGATGGCGATGGCTGGGGAGCCGGTGGCGGCTGGATCATGATTATCCTGTTTGCCCTGATTTTCGGAGGCAATGGGCTCTGGGGCAACAATAATCGGGGGAATGCCGTAACGGAAGCCGACTTGTGTAATGCAAACAGTTTTTCCGAGCTTAAGAACTCGGTTGGGCGACTGTCTGACCAGGTGGGGGACATGAATGTTGGCTTTACCAAAGGCCTCTGCGATTTTGGTTACACCACGTTGACACAGTTCAACGCTCTGGAAAAGCAGCTGTCTGACTGTTGCTGCCAGAACCAGTTGGCCACCCAGTCTGTAAAATTTGATATGGCCAACTATGCCGCGGGCACTAATGCCGCCGTGGCCGCTATGGGGCAGAAAATCCTGGACAAGATGGCTGCCGACCGTGAGGCATCTCTCCAGGCCCGGGTGAACCAGTTAGAACTTCAGCAGGCCATGTGCGGAGTGATTAAATATCCTATGTCCTCTGCCTATGCCGCAGGGAGCCCCTTTTTCGGTTGCAGCCCCAGCTGCTGCACTAACATCTAAACACTTAGGCCCTGCTGGCCGAGGATAGGGGCGG